GCAAATTGCAAGAATGCAATATGGGCGATATTCAAATTTATGATTTTCGCTATAAGAGAGTGCTGGTGTGATGTGAATTTTCGCAATTTTGGGGCATTTTCGGTAGATTTCATGTAAGTGTAATACCCTGAAATCTCCCCAAAATGGGGAGATTCTAAGGTGTTATGAAAAAAGTGATTAGGGTAAAGGGGTTTAATTATAAAAATAAAACTCTTTTATACTCAAAAATTTATTGTAAAGGACTGAATATTTTGATTGCTATTACAAAGTCAGAGTCGGAGCGTGTGCGTGAGGTGTTCCCTCATGCAGAGATTGTAAGAACCTGTATTCAGAAAAGTAAGCGACATCATTATTATCTGCCAGAGGCCGAGAAGTATTTACGGCTGATTGTTGATAGTAATTATGCGGCAGCTTCAATTTGCCAGCAGATTGATAAGGAACGTGAGCGCAATAAGCGCAGATACCGTCATTAATGGAGGTGGATTATGAATAAACGTGGTTTTTATGATATTGACTGTTCGTTTGATGAAGGAGCAATTCTGAAATCTTGGGGGGTCGATGAACTTTTCTATTTGCGTAATCTGCAAAATAGAAAGTTGTACCTTACTGAAGATATTGATGATTGTGTTATTGATAGTGTTGTTCGACATATTCTTCAATATAATGCTGATGATAAAGGTAAGCCAGTTGAGGATCGTAAGCCTATTTTGTTGTATTGTTCCTCTAATGGTGGCGAAATTGATCCGGGGTTTGAACTGGTTGATGTAATTCTTCAGAGTAATACACCTGTTTACACAATTAATCTTGGCTATCAATATTCAATGGGATTTTTGATTGGTCTTGCTGGGCATAAGCGTTATGCGTCTAAAACAGCTAAGTTCTTGATGCACGATGGTACAAACTTTGTTATCAATTCTGGTGCAAAGGCGCAGGATCAGATGGAGTTTAATAAGCGCATTGAGCAGAGAATTAAAGAATATGTTCTGGCGCAGACTAAAATTACGTCTGAGATGTATGATGCTCAAATGCGTAAGGAATGGTATATGTTCGCAGACGAAGCAAAAAATCTTGGTGTAACTGATTATATTATCGGAGAGGACTGTAACCTTGATGAAATTCTGTAAAGGTGGTTAGCGTATGGACGAATACCGTGGATTTCAAGAAATCATGTGTGATGATGCACGATTAAGTGATTTCTATGGAAATCTTAGCGATAACATTTTCAACTGTTTACAAAACGAATATGTTTTGATTTATGATGCTGAAGGTCAAATTAAAGACTTTTATCGGTGGAATGGCTCTACATATATTCCTGTTGCTTATAAAATAATCAAGAACTCTTATACTGGAAATATTAAACCAAGGAATCCTCAACAGCGTCTTGCTATGGATTTACTTTATAACAATGATATTACAGTAAAGATTTTATCTGGTTGTTTTGGATCAGGTAAAGATTATCTTATGGCATCGGCAGCACTGGATTTAGTAATGCAAGGAAAGTATGATAGAATTATGTGGGTTCGGAATAATGTTGAAGTTAAAAATTCTAAACCACTTGGATTTTTGCCGGGAGATGCGTTTGATAAGTTGCTGCCTTTTGCTATGCCGTTAGCAGACCATGTTGGTGGTGTTGATGGCCTCGAAGCCTTAATGGATGACGGGAAAGTTGAGGTTGAACATTTAGGTTTTATTCGTGGGCGTGATATTAAGAATACAATTATCATGTGTAGCGAAGCTGAAAATATGACCAAGGAACACGTGCAGTTACTTTTAGGACGTGTCGGTGAAGGTTCTGCTTTTTGGTTAAATGGAGATTATAAGCAGACCGATCATAAGACATTTGCTGAGAATAATGGGCTTATGATAGCTGTTGATCGTCTTAAAGGTCATAAGCGTTTTGGCTATGTAAAGTTACTCAAGACTGAACGTAGTGAAACTGCTGCAATGGCAGATTTGCTTGATTGAAATAACTACTTATTCAAAAAAGAAAGGGATTGATATTATGATTAATAATTTTATGTGTGAGCGTTGTGATCATTATATGGTTTGTGAGAAGCTAAAGCCCTTGATGAAGTTTCATGAAAGTGCAAAGAAGGATATGATGATTACACTTACAATGGAAGAGTGTATGGACTATGCACCCGATGCTGATGCAAAGGATGATGGTTCTGCAAACGAAGATTAAGGATAATATATTTATCCATGAAGGGGAGTGATAGCAGTTGGAACAAACAGAGTTTTTAAGCCAACAGTTTAATTTGCTCTCTCAACGTTTGAATGATCCTACTATTGAATGGCAGGATATAGCGGACTTACGTACTGAATATACTGGTAAGGATGAACACCATGATACAATTCGTAAGGGGGCAAAACTATTCTATGAATATTTAGAAGCTGGCTGGATTAAAAATCCTGCGGAAAGTTCTGCTGCTACTCCTTCTGAAGCAACGATTCAGATGCGTGAACTGCAAAAGGAACGCTATAAAATTCAAACTGAAAAGTTAGAGTTAAATCGTTGGTTGCGGGAAAACGCACGTGATGAATTAATTGTAGAACATATCTGTCAAGCAGTTGAGAAATTGGAGCCATTGGTAATTCCTGATCCAATTCATACTGAACTGCTTGATAGGGAAGGCGTATTATTGTTTGGCGATGAGCATTATGGAACTGAATTTGAGATTCGTGGCCTTCATAATGAGATAATCAATTCTTATAGTCCTGAAATTTTTGAAAGTCGAATGTGGAATTTGTTAGATCAGATTGTTTCTATTGTAAGAAAAGAAGGATTTTCGCAAATTCATGTATTTTCAATGGGCGATTTTGAAGATGGATTATTGCGTGTAAAACAATTAATGCAGCTTCGTTATGGCGTAGTTGAGGGAACTGTGCGTTATGCTGATTTCATTTCGCATTGGCTAAATGAATTAAGTAAGCACGTAGGTGTTAAATTTCAAACAACTACTGGAAACCATACAGAACTTCGTATGCTTGGACAGCCTAAAGGTACATTTACAAAAGAGAATATGAGCCTTGTAGTGGATGCAATTATAACTACACGGCTTGCCAATAATCCTAATTTTATTTTCACTAAAAATCCTACTGGATACATTTATGCTGACATTGTTGGTTATAAATTACTTGGCATTCATGGTGAAGTGAAAAGTATGGAACAGGCCATTAAAGATTTTTCACAAATGTATCGAGTACAACTTGATTTTTTGATTGCGGGACATAAGCATCACTCTCGTAGTGAAACTATTGGAATTAATCAGGAAGTGATTAATGTTCCAAGTATTATTGGCGTAGACGATTATTCTTTATCTATTCATAAAACCTCAAATGCTGGAGCCACATTCCTTGTTTTTGAAAAAGAAAAAGGAAAAGTTATTGAGTATGCTATTAAGTTGTGAGGTGATGTATGAATAGGAATGAATTGATTTCTGCTATTGCAAGCAGTACAGAATTATCCAAAAAAGATGTTGCTGTTTTTATGGACGCATATGAATCAGTGATTGTAAATGCAATTCGTAATGGTGACACTGTATCATTATATGGGTTCATGAAAATTGAGCGTAAGGAAAAGAAAGAGTATTTGGGACATGGTTTTGGAACTAAAGATAGAAGTATAGTTCCAGCCCACGACTATGTGAAGATTCGTCCCGGCAACGCTTTAACAGATTGCGTCAAATAAAAGGACAGGAGGATCGTGCCTCCTGCCCGGTATGGGAGAATAGCTTAACAGGTAGAGCATTTGGTTGAAGCCCAAAGGGAAAGGGTTCGAGTCCTTTTTCTCCCACCAAAAATTTTTTAAAGAAATTTCAAAAAACCTCTTGACAATAACGGTATAATCAATTATAATAAATAATGTCAGGAGGAACAGTAAGCCAACTGACGATGATTTAAGGTAAATAACGGCGCAATCAATAATTAGAAAGGAAATCAAAAAACGAACATTGAGACTAAGGCAAACATCGGAGATACTATTTTCTATCTGAAGAAAATCAATCGTGAAACTTGCCCCATCTGCTCTGGTACTGGTAAGATTTGTATTGGAACGGCAATTAATCCGAATTTTGATTCGCCTGATAAGTTTGCTGAATCTATCAGTGATCAGATTGAGCAGAATTTGACTCAGATTTTGACAGGCGATGTAAGGGAGTATAATTGTCCTGAGTGTAAGGGTAAAGGTACTGTCAAGGTTGCTGGTCAGCCTAAGTATGAAGTTGGTTCTGGTACAGTAATTACGATTGATACAAATATGAACTCAACATCTACAAATGTTACTTATCGTGTAATTGATAGTGATGGATCAAATAGGACGGTTTCAGATGATAAGATGTATCTGAATCAGGAGGCCGCTGAGAAGGAGTGTCGTTTTATGAATCTGGAGCGGCGAATGGTTCCTCTTGAGTGTATTCAAATTCCACGTTCTTTTGCAAATACAATTCCTTGCAATGAGAAGCTGATGCGGCGGCTGGACGAGTGGCGTAGTCATCGTAAGTTTAAGACAGAGATTTATGTAGATGAGAAGTTGAATCTGTTTGATGGTTATACTTCTTTCTTGATGTATCGAATGCTGGGTATCTTTGATATTCCTGTTGTGATTTGGCCTGAATGAAAGAAGCTGTAATGGATTTTGTAATTGGCAACACATATCAAGATCGACAGGGAGATAAGATCAAGGTTTTGGACATTGCTGAGAATCCACAAGATAAATCAAGGGTGGTTATCTATAATAGGAAAAGCAAAGGCAAGAAAGTTCTCCAGTCGTTTCATGATATATTAATGGACACTATCAAAAGAAAGGAAATGATGTAATGAAAACTATTAAAAATATTCTTCTTGCCTTGCTTGCGGTTGTTATCGTGGTCGGAGGAACTTACACCGCTATTCAGTGGGATGCAATCGTAGGTAAATGGCAGACAGAAGCAGATCGAGAGGTATTTAAGCAGACTACAACATATTCTGAAGTTGCTGCATCGTTTTTGGCTGATAGTTATAAGCAGTATAATGATGCTGAAACAGATACAGATAAGAATACAATTATGGAGTATGTTGTGATGAGGTATCCGAATTTGGATACAGATTCTATTGATAACGCAACTCTGCGCCAGTTTTATAATCAGTGTCTCAATCATTAAAATATAAGGAGAATATAAAATGAAAAAGTTTAAGATTGTAGCTATCGCTCTTTGTGCAGTTCTTATGACTGGTATCTTGGCTGGATGTATGTATGATAGTGAGGAAACTCAGTATACCAATGAGTTGAAGGATCAGATTCAGAATAGTATTGGTTTTCCAAATATCACAAATTTCTTTGAGTATTCTCAGTTGAAAGAAATTTATGAGATGCGTGATAATCCTAATCTTATCTGTTATTGGTATACCAAGAACGAATATACAGGTAAGTGGATTTATCAGGGAACTTGCATTGGATATGGAATTCCTTATGGCGCAGCGATTACCGCACCTGAATCTTCTCAGGAGGCTCGTGGTGGAGGAAGTTATTGGAATATTGTATCGCTTGCAGAGCCGAATGGTCTGTATACTGAAAGTGTTGTTACTACTGCCACATGGATTCTTACGACAAATGATTCTGGTGAAATTGCACCGACATATGTGGAGAGTGAGATCAGTGTAAGTCAGACTAAGATGGATGCTCGTCTTTGTGAGGACTGGTCTATTCCTGATAACTATTAAGGAGTAATTGCAATGGATGATTTTCTGCATGAAATTCTTGAGAACACAAAGAAAATGTTTCCGGGAGCAACCAGTGTAAGGATTATTGTCACAAATGAAGATGTGAAAGCTACTGCATCTTATAATGGTGAACTGTCCGATTATTCTATGAAAAAGATTGACGGATCGTGGTGTAGTAAGCGCATATAACGACTTATTCAGTAGGTGTTATTATGGACGTAATTGAAAAATTCCTTCGAGAACATTCAGATGGTAAAGATTATCCAGTTTGTAGTAGTGAATTGTCAAAGCATTTTGTGTTCCTCGAACTACAATCAGGCGTATGATCAACACAGCACGAAGCAATGGAAGTCCAATCTGTTCCAGTCCCAAGGGGTATTACATAACAACCGATAGAGAGGAAATCAAAAACACAATCAGTTCATTGCGTGGGCGTATTGCAAAAATGGAAAAGGCTATTGCTGGCCTTGAAGCGTGTTTGTAAAACAAAAATCTCCCCTACTGCTTCATGTAGTAGGGGAGGGATATGGCAGATTAACCCTAACTGGTAAGGGACGAGTCTTGAAAACTCGCAGTAGTCCGAAAGGGCGTTTGGGTTCGAGTCCCAAATCTGTCGCCAGCCTTAAATTAAGGCAAAGAAAACATATTATAATAAGAAATCAAAAACAGAAAGGAAACAAAACAATGAAAAAGCTGAATGTAACTCTGATTGGTAATTCTCCCCTGATTATGCACTCTCCTAAGTGTGTAAATCCGCTGCATCCGATTAGCATTGAAATGAAAAAGTACACTTCTAAGAAGAAAAAGACAGAGGAAGATTTGCTGAAGATTTCTGATCTGGAATGGGAGTCTGGTGTTTATTGGGATGATACTGTTGGTTTACATATTCCGAATGAGTGCATCAAGGCTACAATCCAGAATGGCGCAAAGGCCAATCGTAAGGGCGCAGATATTTCCAAGTATCTTCAGGTTGATACTTTAATGGCTCCTGTTGATATTTCTGAGCCGCAGAATTATGAGATTTTGAAAACTGATAATCGTTATCGTGATGTGCGTTCTGTTTGTGTGCAGCGCAATCGTGTGATTCGTACACGTCCTCGTTTTAATACATGGAAAGTAACTTTTGATATTTCTTATGATGAGAATATGATGGATATTTCCACTATCATCAATGCAATCGAATATGCTGGCAGTTATGTTGGCCTTTGTGAAATGCGTGATCGTGGATATGGTAGATTCTCTGCTAATATTGTTGAGGTAGCGTAAGATTTATAAGGATATAAAGTCTGTACCATGCTACAAGTGTGGTATGGTACAGACATAAAATTGAGGATTATAGGGTCTGGTATGGTGAGGTTGGATAGGCTCGGATAGGATCAGGTATGATGAGGTAAGGATTTTAAGGTATGATATGGTCAGGTTGGGTATGGTTGAATCGGGTAGGATGCGGTATGGTAAGGATTTTAAGGCCCGGTAAGGTAGTGTATGATTAGGTTAGGTTAGATTAGGTGTGGTATGAATTTTAAGATTTGGCAAGGTCAAGTGAGGTGTAATCTGGTTTGGTTAGGTAAGGATTTAAAAAGATATTTTTAATAAAGGAGTAAAATCAAAATGAAAACAAATAAGCAAGTAGAAAAACTTGTAAATTATATTGTCGAAAAGGACTATGGAACAGTAATTTTTCATCAGGAAATTGCGAATTTGCTTGGTGTTCAATATGGTTCACAGCAATATAGTAGTATTGTTCAAAGGGCAAAAAAGAAGTTGCTTGAAGCTGGCAAGATGATTGATTGTGTTCGCAAAACGGGATATGAAATTATTATGCCAGATAACTATACTAATTCCGCAGTAAAAGCACTTTCTGATGGCGCAAAAAAGATTGATAAAGGTGGCAAAATTATGGGTAATGCTCCAGTACAGAAAATGAGTCCTGCTGGTCTGGAATCATATAATCTTGTAAATGATCGTTTGCATCTTGTTCGTGCTGCTATTGCAGGAGCAGTCGTAGAAGTTAATATGCTTAGTCAAAAGCGACCTCATCCTCTTGCATTAACAAAGTGATATATTAGATTAAGGTAAGGATTTTAAGGTTAGGTTTGATGGGGTGTAGTGAGGTATGATATGGTGAGGTTTGGTATGGTTAGGATTTTAAGGTACGGTATGATTCGGTTCGGTTAGGTCAGGTGGGGTATGGGTGTAAAAAATCTCCCCCATAAAGTGGGGGAGAAATATTGGAGAATGGTGGAATGGTAGACACGCCGCCACTATAGAGCGGTGGAAGGTAGCGCAACCTTCTTTGTAGGTTCGAGTCCTACTTCTCCAGCCAAATTATAACGTTGATTAACCAATCTTCTCATATCATTTTCCCAAGCTGTTTTTCTGTGACTACGTTTCCACTTGAGATATTCTCTCCAACGCACATCAGAAGCCTCCCATGACAGCCCAAAGACACGCTGAACATCCTGTGCTGACTGAATACGAAGCTGGTCATATAAAGGCATAGGACAAAGCAGGAGGGCGGCAAAGTAGTCTGCTTCTCCCTCCAGTTCAGGATTAGAAAGGTTATTAAAGTTGTTTTCTGCGATCCGTGGCTCTGCCAAGTAAGGAAGATGATTTAATTTGACATGACCAAGTTCGTGTGCCAGAGTCCAACGAATACGGCCTATAACATTGTTGTTAGCTGTAGAACTATTAACAAGGACAAGGTATCTATCGTTCGTTATGTCATAATGGGTACAGCCACTTTCACTTTCGCATAATGCAAAAACTTCATCTAAACTACATGAATTGATTTTAGCAAAAGTAGAATATGGCATTATTCTACAGTTTTCAATCTGATTAAAAAATAGCCGAGGATTCATAGGGAAACTGATAGAAGGTAAGCTGCGGTAAAGTTGTAGAACTTGGTTGCAAATATACGCATATCTAATCAAGAGTCTATCACCTCGCAATTATCATAGCAAAATTAGTGTCCAATAAAACGGACTATTCATTATCATCTCTAAAAGCATAATCAAAGCCAAGACGAAGCATCTGCATCATGCGCTGCGGGTCGCCTTTAATCATTTTTGACTTTGCTCTTTGTATTGAAATAATATCTGGATCACCACAAATTTCATCTGCCGATGTAGGAATTTCGGTTAGGCCAAGCAGATAGTCTACTGTGACACCAAAGTATTGTGCTATTGCTTTAATTTTGTCTACTCCGGGCGTACTGGTTGCTTTCCATTTTTTTATCGTGGAATTTGAAAATCCACAATCGCTTTCTAAACGGGCTATGCTGATTTTCCTTTCTTCACATAGTCTTTGAATGCGATCATACAGTCCAAGTTCCATAAAATCCCCTCCATTTAGAATATTATCTCATTTTATGCTTGACATTGAGAAAACTATCTGGTATAGTATGACCGTGGGATTGAGAAAGTTATCTCTACATCGCCCATTATACGGTAAATAATCTAATTTGTCAATACTGAATAGGAGTGTGGTTAAGTTGCATAATAAAATTAAGCCTGTGGACAATGTGAGGATGCTTTCTTTGATTTCTCTATTGAGCAAGTACGATTTATTCCATATCACAACTGATAATGGAAGGGAATTTAATGCGACTGAAATTGTTAGTGAAAATGAAGGATATTTAGAGTTCAAGCGTCTTTTTGCGAATTCAGTCTATTCTAATGGCTGTATTACAGATATTCAAGCCATTTGCGAAACTGAGTTTGTCTGCAAAACTTCTACTGTGACATATCATATTTCTGCATTACATATTAAACCGCAGAATCCTATTATTAGGGAACGTAAAACGTGGAAAGAAATATCCGACTTGATGGATGTAAATTATATTGGTGAACGTTTGATTCGTTATATCAAGGAATTGGATATGCTGGTTCTGGCGATTGATCCTATTCTGTTGGGGGAATTACACCCTATGGAGCAGCGGCAGATTCAACATCTTATTAATGCCTATTTGGATGGATATTCTGATTTGTTGCAGATGAGCCGTACTGTATGTTTTCAAGTTAAGCTGTATGATGGACGGAATAGGATTTATGCTGGAGTTTATGATCTGGAAGGCCAGTGTTCAGTAACCAGTGTTCTTATTTATGATGACCGGGATAAGGAGAATTTTTCTGATGAGTTTTATAATAAGGCACAGGCCATATTAAAATATGCAAAAACGACAGCTACCAAAATCTTCTTTCAAAATTGAATATTGTGCTTGACATTTCAGGTCAAGCATGATAGTATAATAACAGGATAATCAATAATCATTGAAAGGGGGGTGCTGATATGAAGGCAATAAAAAGGGGAGATATTTATTATGCTGATTTAAGCCCCGCAATAGGAAGTGAACAAGGTGGTATTCGTCCAGTTTTAATAGTTCAAAATAATGTCGGGAATTATTATAGTCCAACTGTGATTATTGCTGTCTTGACTTCTAAATCAAAGAAACATTTACCAACACATATCAGCATCCATTCTGGAGAAGGTAACATTGCTATGGATTCTACAGTATTACTGGAGCAACTACGAACAATAGACAAAAATAGGCTTCAGAAATATGTAGGTAGCGTTTCAGATGATACAATGGATCGTGTTGACCGGGCCATGCTGGTCAGTCTTGGATTAAATATAGCATAATAACAGTTTATTCAAAAAACATCTTGACAATCGTGCTTAAATCTGTTATCATAGTAAGTGAGGTGATAATCATGATTGAGCAATCCGTTATGGATAGGTACATCGCAGAATCATCTTTGAATATGACAGAAACAAGCAGGATTAATTCTGAAAACCTTTTGACAAGATTTTTTAATTTGAAACCTTCAGTAGACTTTGTTGATCTACGAAAAGCTGACCTGATTGAAATGTATTCTCAATTAAACCAGCATTCAATCAATGGATTCATTACTCATAAAAGTAAAATTAATGATTTTGCTAAATGGATGTATGAACAAGGTTATGGGTCAATAGAACTGTTGCATGATATTTCTGATTTAAAATATTCGGATATAAACCACGACTATTTGTACGATATTTATTATTTCAGAGATATTGAAGAATTGTGGTCTGTTATGTCGTTGATACTTAAAGATAAAGGTACAGAGTTTGATACTTTTAAAGCGGCAGCACTTTTAACTTGGTTGGGAATTGATTTGAACGATATGACAGAGATATTAAAAACTGATTTAGATGAATCAAATCAATGTATCATTCATCCAGTCACCAGAGAAGCAGTTGAAATTCCTCCAGTAGATTTGCACGATATGATTTTTTCTTTCTTGATTAATTATCGTGATGCAGATTCATGTGACACAAAAAAGTTTGGTGGCGGCATTCTTCCTTATGCAAATAGTCAGTATCTTTTGCGCAGCTATAAAAGCGCACATCTTACAGTTGTTCAATTAAGAAAGACTTCTGATCCTGTAAATCAATTAGCAAAAAAAGAAGAAGCACAAAGAATTTTTCAATGGAACAAGATTTATTTGTCTGGCCTATATTACCGAATTTATCAATATGAGCAGCGGTATGGTTCGATAGAGAAAGATGTAAAAATGCTTGATAAATTCTTCCTTTGTAATCAAAAAGAAACTGTTCAAAAGTTAGTAGCATTCGATAGAAAGTATAAAGAATATCAAACATTTATAAAATGCAAAATGCGTTTAAATGCTTGATTTCTGGTTTTAAGAGGGATAACCTCTTAAAACTTACATAAATAACGATATAATCAATAATATCGCAAAGTAGTTTAATTGGAAGAACACTCTGGTGACGTGCTGGGGATGGATACTGGTTCGAGTCCAGTCTTTGCGAATTTCAAAATTCAAAGATTAAAAGGAGAAATGAAACATGAACACTGAAACTATGACCGTACATAAGGCTCTTGCTGAACTGAAGGTGCTTGACAGTCGAATTGAGAGCGCAATTCTAAGTGGCGACTTTGTTATCACTAAGAAGAACAATCAGGATACCGTAAAAGGTAAGACGGCAGAACAGTATAAGGCCAAGGCAGCAGAGGTTTTCCAGAAGGCATCTGATTTGATTCTTCGCCGTAACGCCATTAAGAATGCTGTAGTTGTTTCTAATGCTAAGACTACAGTAAAGATTGGTGATAAGGATTATACGGTGGTCGAGGCCATTGAAAAGAAGAATCACGGCATGGACTATTATGTGCAGCTTCGTGATGTTCTGCGCCAGCAGCTTGCCAAGCAGAAATCCGAACTGGAGAAGCATAATGCCTCCCTCCAGCAGAAGGCCGAACAGTTTGTAACTGGCCTGATGGGTGGTAAAGAGGTTAAGACTGATAGTGCTGAATTTACTACTGCGGTAGATACATACATCAAGTCTAACACTATGACGTTGCTTGATCCGCTTGGTATTGAAAAAAAGATTGAGGAACTGGATGATATGATCAACTCGTTCCTGCCTGAAGTTGATGCGGCCCTGTCGGTGAGTAATGCGGTAACAACTATTACCATCGAGTATTAAGCAAGTTATCTACTCGCTGCATAACGAAAACTGCGAACCATAACACGCCTGAGTTTTGGTGATGTTTTGAGGTGTAAATTAATAAAAACTTCACCGCCTATATCAAAACTTACAGTCTTAGTAAGTTTTACATAAAAATCAAATAGATGATTTTATATTGTAAAATATTAAAAAATTCTAATAGTGTGAATAGCCGATATTAGGGCTAATTCAAGATTAGATTAAAAGGCTGTAAAGTTCAAGGCTAAAAGCTGAAGGTTCAAACTTCAACGTTCAAAGTTTATGAATCTTCAAAGTTGAAAGATTAGGCAACAAAGAACAAAGTTTTACAAAATCCTTGGCAGATGGTTTTTGGAATTGTTATGCTTGTCCAGCGGCTCACCACAAGGCTGTTATGTAGCGAGTTGATATATAGAATGTCTGATAGATATTATCGGGCATTCTGTCCAGAATTTATTATGGAATGTTGGCTTAGAAGCAGCCATCATCTAAGGAGTAGATCGAACCACTGTTAAGTGCGAAATGCTTTATGTCGTACTACTTATCAATGAAAGTGGCATGAAGTGATGTGCTGACAGAAAAATGGGGCTGGCTGATATATTTATCAGAATCTTTTGGCGTAATAGCACACCATAATAAATTCTGAATAGAGTGTCCGATGCAAAGGAGTGATTAATTGCACAAAAAAGTAATTGCTTTTATTGACAGGTTTACATCTGGTGGTAAGCTGAAAGATACGATTACTACTTTTACAGAAGGTTGTTGTTACTGGTTTGCTTATATTTTGCATAGTAGATTTTCAAATTCAATTATTATGTATGATGCTGTAAATAATCACTTTGTTGTAGAAATTGAGAATCGGCTATACGATATAACAGGTGAAGTTACTGGACAATATGATGTTGTTCGGTGGAGTAAATACCTTGATAAAAGGGGTATTATTCGAGACTGTATTAAATTCTAAGAAGGAGAATATAAAATGGAACTTTGTATTGATCAGAATGTTTTGGATCGCTTTCCTAATCTGAATGTCACTAAGGATAATGATGTAGTCAGGGTAAAGTTTGGCGAGAGTGAGAACAATTCTGATTTTCTGTTTCCCCTGAATTTCCCGCTGCATAATCTTGATAATCTTTCTTGGGCAATGATTGATGAGATTGGTCGTGCAGGAAAGGCAAAAACGTTCTTTGCGCTTGGTGCAACCAAGAAGGATTACATGAAGAATGGTTTTGTTGTTGAGTATCAGATTATGGACTTTGACCATGATGATCTTGCTGATGATAGCGGTAAGGCTCCTATCAGTTGGGATATGGTTGCGCTTTATAAGGATGAGATTTATATGAAGCGTAATAGTGAATCCTCTTGCTGGGATGAATGTGACGGACGTACATTCCTGAATGGTGAGTTTTACGATAATATGTCTGATGAACTTCGTGCCATTGTTAAGCCTGTATGGAAGTTGACCGCCAACAAGAACGGTGAGATTGTAAAGTCCAAGGATTATGTCTGGCTGAAGTCTGAAAAGGAACTGTATGGACGTACATTCTATTCCAATGATGGTGAAGGCTATTGGTATGCGTTGTTTATGCAGGAGAACTTTCCGTGGTTTAAGTTGAACGGCGACAATGAGAAGGACTGGCAATGGCTGCGTTCTGTCTATGCTGGCCTCACGAACTATTTCTGCCTTGTCGACACTGACGGTTCTCCGTACTACTACAGCTCTGGCATTTCCTATGGGGTCGCCCCGGGCTTCTGTACCTGAGTTCATCGGTTCATCACCATTATCTTGTCTAAGGCGTAAGCCGGGACAGATAATGGATGATGAACATTCAAACCAAGTAAAACGAAAGGAAGATATAGATGAGGGTTCTGCTTTTGCTCCGTGGGTCTGCTGGAGTGGGTAAGTCTACTTATATTAAGGAACACGATCTGGAGCAGTATGCACTTTCTGCTGACAATATCCGCTTGATGTGTCAGTCGCCCGTTTTGCAAACAGATGGATCAATGGCAATCAGTCAGACAAATGAAAAGCTGGTATGGAATCTCTTGTTCCAGATGCTTGAGGCCAGAATGCAGCGTGGCGAATTTGTGGTGATTGACGCAACCAATTCTAAGACACAGGAGATCAACCGTTATAAGGACATGGCAAAGACATATCGGTATCGGATTTTCTGTGTTGATATGACTGGCGTTCCTATGGAGGAATGTAAACGGCGCAATAAATTGAGGCCGCTTTATAAACAGGTTCCAGATGAAGTAATCGAAAAAATGTACGCACGTTTTGAAACACAAGCTATTCCTGCTGGTGTGACTGTAATCCAGCCTGACGAACTTGACAAGATTTGGTATAAGCCGAGTGACTATTCTCATTACAAAAAGATTCATCATATCGGTGATATTCATGGTTGTTATACTGTCTTGCAAGAGTATCTAAAAGATGGATTTAAGGATAATGAACTGTATATTTTTTGTGGTGATTACATTGATCGTGGCCTTGAGAATGTTGAGGTTGTAAGTTTCCTGTTTGAAAATATGAATCGTCCTAATGTAATCTTGCTGGAAGGTAATCACGAACGCTGGCTGTGGTATTGGGCGCATGGCGGTACGTCTAAATCGGCAGAATTTGAGAAAGTAACTCGCAAGCAGCTTGAAGCTGGGGGGTTGGATTCTAAAACTGCTCGAATGTTGTATCGTAAATTTAGTCAATGCGTGTATTATACATATCATGAAAAGACTGTGTTGGTTACTCATGCTGGTTTGAGTGTAATTCCTGATAATCTGACAAAGATTGCTTCTGAACAGATGATCCGTGGTGTTGGACGATATAGCGATTATTTGAAGGTCGCAAAGACTTTTGATGAAACAATGCCAGACAATACATATCAGGTATTTGGTCATCGAAATACTGAGGATTCTCCGATTGCAGCATCTAAACGTTGTTTTGATTTAGAGGGCTGTGTAGAGTTTGGTGGTAATCTTAGGGCAGTAGTTTTGGATGCAGACGGTTTTCATCCTGTAATGGTTCGGAATACAGTATTTAAGGAACATATCACAGAGGCAGAAGTTGTTCCTGCTGAATATACTAAAACCGAACAGAATGTTATGGAAGTTGTTGATCAGATGCGTCAGAACAAATATATCTACGAAAAGAAATATGGTGACATTTCCTCGTTCAACTTTACACGGGAGGCTTTTTACGATAAGAAGTGGAATGAACAGACTATGAAGGCCAGAGGTTTGTTTATCAATACCACAAAGGGCGTTGTAGTGGCTCGTTCTTATCCGAAGTTCTTTAATGTAAATGAGAGGGCAGAAACTAAGTTCAATATGCTCCAGCACAAATTAAGATTCCCTGTTACAGCGTATGTAAAAGAGAATGGGTTCCTTGGTATGGTGTCATATAACCCCGATACAGATGATTTCTTTATTACCAGTAAATCCAGTCCTGACAGCGAGTTTTCTGCATGGCTAAAAGCAATGTTCTATGAGAATGTTAAAGACGCTGCTGGCCTGAAGGAATATTTGAAACAAAAGAATGTGACAATGGTATTTGAGTGCGTGGATATGGAGAACGATCCGCATATTATCAAATATGACAAGTCTCATTTGTTCTTGCTGGATATTGTTAAAAATCAACTGGAATATGAAAAGTTGCCTTATTCGCAACTTACTCAGATTGGTAAGAAATTTGGGTTTGAGGTTAAGACACTGGCATATCAGTTTAATGACTGGCAAAGTTTCCATAACTGGTATAATGAAATTACCGATGAAAGTTATCTTTATGATGGCAAGTACATTGAAGGCTTTGTTGTAGAGGATAGTGTTGGCTATATGGTGAAGTTTAAGGGCTACTATTATCATCTATGGAAACATATGCGTTCTGTTGCACAGGAAGTATTTAGAAGCGGTCAGTATCGGCGTATGGGGTCTTTGCTTACACCTCTTGAAAATAAGTTTTATGGATTCTGTAAAGAGATTCGAGAGCAGGATCATCCAACACATATCATTGCGTTACGTGATATGTTCATGCAGCGTTTAATTGAAAGCAAATAACGATATATTCAATATGTAGGGAAGGGGGCGATAGCTATAAATCCAGTATTGTTAAGTACAGGAAACAATAACTGGTCTACACCACAATGGTTCTTTAATCGTCTTAATTCAGTCTTTGGATTTACTCTTGATCCTTGCGCAGACAAAGACAATCATAAATGCGAACAGTATTTCACTGTAGAAGATAATGGTTTGGCGAAAAATTGGGGGGGCAAGTAGTTTTTTGTAATCCTCCATATGGTCGTAGGACAAAGAATAATCCGGGTCAAGAGGATTGGATTGAAAAATGTTGGGAGGAATGTAAAGAGCATCATATTACAAGTGTGATGCTCATTCCTGCCAGAACAGATACAAAGTCACAACATACATATATTTTCCCAAATGCTAAATATATTTGCTTTGTAAAAGGACGGTTGAAGTTTGGTGATAAAGACGCAGCACCATTTCCAAGTGAAGTTGTTGTTTTTACAGAGCAAAATTATGATAATGAAATTAGGACTTTATCAGATTTAGGATTTTGGATTAAACTAAAAGAGTAGGTGATAACTATAAAATATGTTGGCAGTAAATCTCGAATTGCCAAGCATATTGTTCCAATTATTCAATCATACATAGATCAGATAGATGCCAGCTTTTATTTAGAGCCTTTTGTTGGAGGCGCAAATGTAATTGATAAAATTTCTTGTGATAAGAAAATTGGATATGACATAAATCATTATCTAATTGAATTATTCAAACATAGAAATTTGATTCAAGAACTGCCTGATGAAATTACAAAAGATGAATATGATGCAGTACGAAAATCTTATCAAGCAAATGATGGTAAATATCCAGATTGGTATATTGGAGCGGTAGGATTTCTTGCATCGTACAATGGAAAGTTCTTTGGCGGCAGGGCTGGCATTGTCAAAACTAAAATTGGTACAATGCGCAATTATTACGATGAAGCAAAACGTAATCTTTTATCTCAACTTCCTCGATTAAATGATGTGATATTTGGTGAATCTGATTATAGATTACTTGATATGTCTCAGTATAGACATGGCGTAATTTACTGTGATATTCCTTACAAAAATACAACAGGGTATCAAGATAGTTTTAATCATGATGAGTTTTGGCAATGGGCCGAAGAATGCTCCAAAGAAAACATAGTTCTGGTTTCAGAACAAGTTGCTCCTGATAAATGGCAATCGGTATGGGAAAAGCCAGTAAAAAGAACGCTGGATAATGCTTCACGGATTGATATTACAGAACAACTATACATATTTTCAAATAACAGTTTAATCAACACAGAAAGGATGATATTATGACTTCTACAATTCGCATTAAGAATTTGGCAATTCTTATTATTTGTGTAGCTATTATGGCGTGTGCGCTGGCCTGTTGTTCGCCCCATCCTGAACTTGTTCCAGTATTTAATATTATGTGAGGTGAAAATATATTAATACTAAAGTTTTAAGTGGAACAAATTTAGCTGGTATGTCAACCACACGAGACAGAGTAGATAATGATTTTTATGCAACTCCATTTAATGCAACAAAGGCAATTCTTGATAAAGTTACATTACATGGATCAATATTAGAACCTGCTGCTGGACAAGGACATATTAGTAAAGTAATTAAAGAATACTATCCAAATTGTGAAATTATTTCAACAGATTTAATTAAAAGGCAAGATAAATTTGATTGTAATATTCAAGGTGGAATTGATTTCCTTATATATGATTATGGGCGTACTTTCGATACTGTTATTAGCAATCCTCCTTTTTCTTTGGCAAAAGAATTTGTTGAACGTGCGCTAACTCTCGCAACTGATAAGGTCATAATGTTTGCTAAAATTCAATTTCTTGAAGGGCTACAAAGAAAAGAATTTTTTGAAAAGAATCCTCCTTCTACTGTATATGTATTTTCTAAACGAGTTAATCCTTTGCGAAATGGTGAAGAATTAGATGAACGAGGCAAGCCTTGGTCAAGTACAATGTGTTTTGCATGGTTTGTATGGGATAAAAATTATAGTGGTGAGACTATTGTTAAGTGGATTTAAAAAATAAGGTCATATGTTATTTTAATTGGAGGTTATATGTTTGGAAGAAAACAGCAATAGATTTTTGAATTACAAAATCGTGTTAAAGAATTAGAAAATATTCTTTGCCCATTTAATCAACATGATTATGTTGAAATCGGAAGAACATATGATGGCGGTGATCCCATTTATTCAAGAGAAGAATGGATTGTTTCATGTGAATGTAGGCGGTGTCATAAAAAGATTATTAAATACGAGATTTAAGGAGTAATACAATGAAAATTTATTATGCTCATCATCTTTGGAAGTATGGAACACCTATTGAGGATTATGAAATTGAATGTATTAAAAAGAAATTTGAAGATGCTGAGATTATTAATCCTCGTACATTGTTGCCACAAGATAAACCTGAGTCAGAGATTATGCAATTAGCATATGACACTATTAAAGGTTGTGACGTACTGGTATTTTCAACTGTGTCTGGAATGATTGGACACGGAGTTTTCAATGAAATTGCTGTAGCTGTTAATTCTGGCATTTCAATCTATCAGTTTGAAGGCAATACTTGTTATGAAATGAAGGACGTAGATTTGAAAGACATTGTATTTCAAGGCGATAATCGGGTTTATGCACTCGTTCGTATTCCTTATGAATATCAAGAAGATACGGATTGGTGAGTGATGGGGTTAAAAGTATTATCAATTTGTGGCGGGTTAGAAACTGGTCTGCTTGCTTTAAAGGAATTAGGGATACCAGTTGATGAATACCATACATACGAAATTTTTGCTCCGGCAATCGAGTTAAGCAAACGACACTTTCCAGAAGTACAACATCATGGGGATGTAATTGGAGCGGATTTTTCACAGTTTAAAGGCTTTGATCTGGTGATGGCTGGCACGTGCTGCCAAAGTCTATCCGTAGTCCGACAAGAGAATGATGAAGTATGTTCAGGGCTAAAGGGCAAGTCTGGTATTTTCTTTGAGTATGCAAGAGCCGTCAAAGAAATTCAGCCAAAATGGTTCCTGTTGGAGAATGTAGTTCCAAAAAGCAAGACTGATCAGAATATTATTACCGATAACTTGGGGGGGCAAATTCCTCAGTTGATAAATTCAAATCTCTTTTCTGCACAAGACAGGGAGAGATTGTATTGGACGAATATTCATATCGGTTCGTTGCCTAAATCAAACACAACAGTCCTGAAAGATATAATGGTATCAGATGTACCAGAGAAAGATTACTATGATAAACCATATATTTTTCATGGTGAAGATAAAAAGGTAATCGCCACATTACAAATCAATACACATGATATGTTGAAACGAGTTTACAATCCTCAATTTAAGTGTGCAACTTTGACTTGTGTGAATGGTGGGTATCAAGAAAAGAAAGTTTGGGATAATGGACGTATTCGTAAACTAACACCCATTGAATATGAGAGGTTGCAAACATTGCCAGATAATTTTACAGAAGGATATAGTGACAATGTTCGGCGTTCACTCTGCGGCAATGGGTGGACAAAAGAGGTTATAAAGCATATTTTTAAAGGCTTATAACGATATAATCAATAAGAAAGAAGGTAATGTATGGCAAAGATTTTAGAGTTAGAGAGTAGTGGTACTGATCCGATTCCTACTGAGACAAAGCAAGACAATATGACAGACACAGAAAAGGTAATTCAAGGTTTGATGCGTAAGGCTTATGCTCTCGGCGTTTCGTCTGGTGTGCGTACTATGTGCGTTTCTGTTCTGGCACAGTTAAACCAGACAAAGAAAATGAACCCGCAGAAGCAACTAAATCTTTTACGCCAGATGTGTCAAAAGAACATTGAAAATCAAAATAAGGTTGCACAGAACGCAGATAATTCTACTACTGAAACTACTACAAATAATGAAAAGGAGAATAAGTAATGTTTAGTCGTGATATTTTGACTGTTAAAGAGGCTCAGTTGAACGCCCTTGTCGCAGAATCGGGGGGGGGCAGTATCTTTAATCACAAGTACGATTGATCGGTTAGAGACTATTAATAGCAAGATTACTGATACACGTCAGGAGATTGCTAATTATCAGTCTGAGTTGAATCGAATTGATGGCTCAATGGAGCAACAGTTTGGTCATAATGCGAAGATTATTGGTAAATTTAAGAGTTTTCTGGAGGACTAATGAAAGAATGTTTTGAAAATGAAATTGCATGGATTCATTCACAGGATATTCAGCAATTTGCAAAATACTGTGTAGATAATTTGCCTGATTATTTCTTTACAGTTCCAGCATCGTCCAGCGGTAAATATCATCCATCATATGCTCTTGGCGATGGCGGTCTTATTCGTCACACTAAAGCTGCGGTGGCGGTTGCGCATGAATTGTTTAATCTTGAAATGTTCCAAAAGCAATTCACAGAGAATGAACGGGATTTAATTCTGTTGAGTTTGATTCTTCATGACGGAAAGAAACAAGGTAGCGGTAATGGTAAACATACAGTATTTGAACATCCCCTATATGCTGCTGACTTTGTAAGAGAATGTAATTTTGAATGTTCTAAACTAACTGATAAACAAGAACAAATTGTGTGTAATGCAATTTCTTCACATATGGGCCAGTGGAATACAGCACGAAATTCCAGAACTGAATTGCCTAAACCCGCAGATAGGATTCAGAAATTTGTACATATGTGTGATTATCTTGCGTCACGCAAATTTTTAGAAGTTAATTTTGATGCAATAAGTTATTAAAGGAGAGATGTAAATGAGTTATCAGGCACGATTTAATTTTGTTGGTACACCTGTTATTCCCAAGCAGAAGGCAGATACCAAGCGTCCGTTCTGTAAGGAAATGACTAAGAAGGATGATAAGGGCAAGAAGCGTGAAATGCTTTCTATGACTTTTGGGGTCAAAGAAAGCGATTCTAATATGGCTTTTGTTGAGGCTTTTGACAGTGTTCAGGAAACTATTAAGACAATGAACACTGACAATGAGAAACTGGATGTTGCTTGGGCTGACCGCTTTGATGAGGAAATTGTTTCTCAGGTTGCCAATTATCGTAAGTACATTGTTGATCTTGGCGAGGATCATGGTGGGCGGCAGGAGTTCATCACTGTCTATGATATGATTAAGCACTTGCAGGAGTATCTTCCCGATTATGAAGGCCGTGTAGTTGTTACAGGCCAGTTTACTCGTGATTGGTATGGCAAGAAGAAGATGTACTACAGCAAGTTCCGTATTCAGAATGTTTTTGCTGCTCCAGAAGAGCGTAAAAGCCGCCTTATGATTACTGCTGATCTGTTCTATAACAAGGATAGCTTTGATGATTCTGATTTTGATGAAAACAAGAAGATTACACTGGATTGTTATATTGAGCAGTACATCAACAAGGATGAGGGCCGTAAGTATGTTCCTATTCAGGTTGTTTTCTCTGGCGCAAAGTATGATATGGAGAACGAGCGTCATAAGAAGCTGCTTGATTATAAGATGAAGTATATCAAGGTTAAGAGCAAGGATATGGTTCATATTCCGTGGGAAATGGTTCTACTGCGTGGTGCTGAAGAGGCTGATTTTGATGAGTCGATGTTGACTGATGCTCAAAAGGAGCAGATTGAACTTGGCATTAAGACACTGGATGATTTTAAGCCCAAGGGCAATATCTACGGTGATCGTATTGATGAGTTCCGTTTGTTCGATCCGAAGCTGGATGGCGATTTTGCTGATGGCTTGCTGGATGCCGATGACAAGGGTAGCGAGTTCGAGGAACGGATTTATCAGCCGCCGCAGGATGAGACTTTGGATGAGGCCAAGAGTAATTCTAAGAAGGGCAATAAGTCTGATGAGGATGATGAGCCGCCATTTGATAAGGATGATAAGAATGATGGCGTAGATGAAGATGACCTGTTTTAATGAAAGGAGTGATGTGTAATGGCAAGGAAATTTGGTAAGAAGCGTGAAATCTGTATTGATCCGTTGGCATATAACATTGGCCTGATTGGTGAAAGTGGCATTGGTAAGTCTACTGTCATTAAGGAGGTTTGTGAGAAGCTGGCTGGTGATGAGGGTTATATTGCCCTTGATATTGGTAAGGAAGATGGTCACGATGCTATTAATGGTATTGTGTCTGAAAAGATTCCTGATTGGGCTACTTTCAAGGAGTTCTGTGATGATGTGATTGAGAACAAGTTGACTGATTATAAGGAACTGCGTGTTATTGTTCTTGATACGTTTGATCAGTTGCTTGAAATTGCAGAGCCGGAGGTTATTCGGATGCACAACCGAGCCAACCCCGATAAGCCTAAGATTACATCTATTAAGGCTGCATTTGGTGGTTTTATGGCTGGTGAGGATAAGGCGATCCAGATTGTTCTTGATAAGCTGTGGGAACTGAAGGGTGTTGGAGTTTCTTTTATTGCGATTGGACATACAAAGAAGAAAGACGTGGATGATCCTATTACTGGCGAGTCTTATTCCATTCTGACTACTAATATGAGTCAGCGGTACTTTAATGCACTCAAGACTAAGTTGCATTTCCTTGGTGTCGCTTATATTGATCGTGAGATTGTCAAGCAAAAGACAGGTAAGAAGAATGTTGTCACTAAGCAGGAGGAAGTTAAGGGCAAGGTTTTGGGCGAAACTCGTTGTATTTCTTTCCGTGATGATAATTACAGCGTAGATTCTAAGTCTCGTTTTGCTGATATTGTTGATAAAATTCCTCTTGATTCTGACGCTTTCATTAAGGCTTTGACGGACGCTATTCTTGCCGAGCATAGCAAGGGCGACAAGACTATTGAGCAGTCTAAAAAGGAACTGGCTGCGGCTCGTAAGGCAAAAGAGGCCGAGGTTGCCGAGAAGCTGGAGCAGGATGCAAAGAACAAGATTGATGAGGAACGCAATGCAGAACTTATGAGTGTGATTCAGAATAAGTTCTCCGATGCCAATGCTGCCACTAAGAAGAAGGTTAAAGCAATTATGGCTGAGAATGATATTCCGAATTTCAAAAATTCTGATGATATTCCTACCGCTATTCTGGAGAATATTGTTGAGGTTCTGAATCAGACAGAGTAATAGGAGGTACTTATGGCGAGGCCATGCAAATGTGCTATTACTGGCGAAAAGGGAACTACAGATACATTTGTAAAAATCAATGGTAAGTATTATAAAAGCCAAGAAATTTATGATGCTGACCAAAAGAGTAAGGCCAAGCGTAAAGAACTGATTGATTATGTTTGTCGGGAGTTTTTAAGGTATGGAAATGGGCAACCATTTCCTACCTCCCTTCCTAAAAAGCTAAATGAACTGTCATTTTATGATGATGATGTAATTTTAGAAACATTTAAACGATGTGCGTCTGATATTCATTATCAGATGGAACATAAGCAGTTCTCCGCTGAATATAACAAAGTCGCATATATGTTTGCGATCATTAAAAACTCTATTGCAGATGTAAATGCAGAGTTCCAACGTAAAAAGAAACAAGAGAATACCATAAAAACAACCGAAATCGAGTGTGGCGATTTATCCAGTATTGGGACAAAAACCCGTGGAAAGGATATTAGCAGCTTTCTCAATGATGATGAGTTTTAAAGGAGGGTGATCAATATAGATTTAAAAAAGTATCCTGAAGAACTGATTAAAGGTCGAGATAGCGCAGAAGCCACATTCGTTTTTTGTTTATGGAAACAGCCTGACTTATATGATGATTTTCAACGTGTAAATGCAAATGAAGATCAGACATTAAAAACAGATGATGGTGTTTTCTATTTTTCACTTGGGCGGCAGATGTTCAATCAAGGCTTTAAATCTTTTGACAATGTAACTATATATACATTTTTAGAAGGTAAGCCAACAGTCAAAAAGCATTTCGATGAACTTGGTGGTTATGCTACAGTAAGTGAACTTTGTTCTTTAGTTAATCCTGAAAATGTCGATGCTTATTATGACAAAGTTGCAAAGATGAACACGCTTATGACTTTGTACGATAAAGGGTTTCCTGTATTGGACAATGTTGATCGTTTCTCTAAAATGACAAATCAAGAGGTGTATGATTATTTTGATTACATTTTAAATAGTGTAAGCATTAAAAACACACACG